GCGGGCGGCGCGATTATTCAAGCACTGCTAGGTGAAGAGGGGACAGAAGTTGTCACAGAAGAATACCAACATGATGCCAATATTGCTGAAGTTCTTGACGAATCAGTCATGGGTGAAATATCAAGCGAACTTCGAGCTCGGATTGAAGAAGACCAAGAATCAAGAAGCGAGTGGCAAGAGTCCTACACTCAGGGTCTCGACTTGCTCGGAATCAAATACGAAGAGCGTAGCCAACCCTTTCAAGGCGCATCAGGAGTAACACACCCGATCATTGCCGAGTCTGTCACGCAGTTCCAAGCACAATCGTACAAGGAATTGTTACCAGCGGGTGGTCCTGTGCGTGCTGAAATCGTTGGAGCCAAGTCGCCGCAGGTCGAAGAGCAGGCCAATCGCGTCAAAGACTACATGAACTACATGATCACGGAAGTGATGGAGGAGTACGATCCGGACACGGATCAGATGTTGTTTTATCTCCCGCTTTCTGGCTCAACTTTTAAGAAGGTCTACTATGATGAAACAAAACAAAGACCCGTTAGTCGCTTCGTGCCAGCCGAAGATCTCGTGGTCCCGTATACCGCAAGTGATTTGGCAACGGCAAGCCGTGTTACGCACATTCTTCGCATGGACGAGAATCAAGTTCGCAAGCTACAAGTTGCTGGTTTTTACAGAGATGTTGATCTGCAAGGTGGCTATGACGAAGAAGACAATCCAGTTAAAGACAAGGTTCGTGAACTGGATGGCGTAGAAAAAACAGGCGACTCAGACGAGCTGCTCACAATTTTTGAAATTCACACCGAGTTAGATATTGAAGGCTTTGAGGACTTGGATCAAAATGGAGATCCGACCGGGATCAAGCTGCCTTATATCGTTACGATAGAGCAAGGTTCTGGAGAGGTTTTGTCGATCCGACGGAACTTTGCAGAGAACGACCCGCTGAAGCGAAATCAGCAGTACTTTGTTCATTACAAGTTCTTGCCGGGTCTTGGCTTTTATGGTTTCGGCTTGATCCACATGATCGGGGGATTGGGTAAAGCTGCGACCTCGATTTTGAGGCAGTTGATCGATGCTGGGACACTATCCAACCTGCCCGCAGGGTTTAAAGCACGGGGCATACGAGTTCGGAATGATGATGAGCCAATTGCCCCTGGCGAGTTCAGGGATATTGACGCTCCTGGCGGCGACATACGGAATTCAATTATCCCGCTCCCGTACAAAGAGCCGTCGGCGACGCTCGCGCAGCTTTTGGGAGTTCTTATCGAGTCTGGGCGCAGGTTTGTTTCCATTGCCGACCAGCAAACAGGCACGCAGGGGTCTCAGCAGCAGCCTGTAGGAACGACAGTCGCGTTACTTGAGCGCGGCATGAAGGTGATGAGTGCGATCCATAAACGGTTGCACTATGCACAGAAAAACGAGTTCCGGTTGTTGGCAGGTGTCATTCGTGACTACATGCCTGCACAGTATCCGTACATGGTTCCGGGCGGTGACGCTTCAATTCTGCAAACGGATTTTGATAACCGTGTAGATGTCCTGCCGGTGTCAGATCCAAACATCTTTTCAATGGCACAGCGTGTCACACTGGCACAAACGCAGTTGCAGTTAGCGCAATCAAACCCTGAGATGCACAACCTGCATGCCGCGTACAAGCGCATGTATCAGGCACTTGAAGTGCAAAACATTGACGACATCCTGCCACCACCTCCAGAGCCGCAGCCAACTGATCCGGGTATCGAGAATGCGCGTGGGTTGGCTGGTCAGGTGATTCAGGCGTTCGCACAGCAGGACCATGACGCTCACATGGCCGTACATATTCAATTTATGAAACTGCCGATTGTGCAGGCTTCTCCGCAGGCTTACGGCATGTTCTTGTCGCACATTCAAGAGCACATGGCATTCAAGGCGCGTGGCGCAAGCGTCAGTCTGATCAGCAAGACCTTGAATTAGAACGACAAAAATTGATGCAGCGAGCTGCAACAGATGCTGCTAGAATTGAATCTCAAGAAGACATTGCGGACGAGCGTGCAGATGTGAACCGGGAGAGAATTGATCTCCAGAGGCAGAAGATGCAGCAAGATACATAGGATGAGACATGGACCCACTCACTGCGCTTGCCACATTTAACGCAAGCTATGCGGTTGTAAAGACAGCGGCACAAAACGCAGGCGAAATCAGTGAGATTTTTGCGGGCATCGGAAAGATGATGTCTGCAAAGCAGGCTGTAGAAAAAGCAGCCAAGAAAGATGAAGAACAATCTGATCTCGAGCTTTACGCGAAGCATGTAGAAATACAGCAGAAGTGGGAAGAAATCGTTGAGATCTTGAAATGGACAGGGCACTGGGACGGCTACCAAAAGTTTGTAGCAGACAGGCGAGAGCAAGAAAAGCAAAACAAAATCGCCGAAACAAAAGCAAAACTCAAAAAACAAAAGATGTATCAAGACATTGCGATCATCGTAGGCGCTGTTTTGGCTTCGGTTGTTATATGTGTCGTTTTCTTTTGGGCTATTGGTGAAGCTAAGGGCTGACGTATGTGGATGCTGTTTTTGATAGTTCTTGAAGCTGACCGTTTTATGGTTTCACCAAACGGCCCATACCCAACAATGGAATCCTGTTTTGAGGCGCGTGAGGTTGTAATGCAGTCTGCACCACAGCCCAAGATAAACTATGAAGCGGTTTGTATTGAGACAGACCACAACATTGGAGGCGTGTAATGCTAGGTGTTATTGGAAAAATTTTAGGATCTGACAAAGTAATCGAGAAGGGCATGGGCCTGATCGACTCAATGCACACGTCAAGCGAAGAAGAGATCGCAGCAAAAGCGAAAGCAAAGACCGAACTGTTGCAGGCGTATGCTCCTTTCAAAATTGCCCAGCGTTGGTTGGCTTTGATGTTTGGCACCGTGTTTCTTGGGACCTATGTTCTTGTTCTTGTTATGACGCTGACAGGGCAGGGTGATCCGGATGCCGTGACAAAAGTCATGGATCAATTTACTATCAACTACGCGGTACTTGTAATTTTAGGATTTTATTTCGGAGCAGGCGCTGCCGAAGGATTTTTGGAGAAGAAACGTGGCAAGTAAGAAAAGTTTTCCGGACTTAAACAAGGACGGCAAAGTCACCAAGGCAGACATTTTGAAGGGGCGTGGTGTGAAAGGTTTTAAAGAAGGTGGAAGTGTTCGTCGGCCAGCTCCAACGGAGAAGCCATCATCAGACGACCCGTTGATGGAGGCGCTTGAGCAAGAGCGCCGGATTCAGGAAGCTAACCCTGAGCCAAAAAAACCTAAACCAAAAAAACCTAACTCAAGATCTGATGACATTCGTTTTAGACGTAAAAAGCGAACTGAGGAACAGATAGAGAAAAGAGAAAAGCGAACAGCTCTTGAAGAAAAATCTGAAAATCCTCGCCGTTCTCAGAGATTTGCTGAAGGCGGCATGGTCCGTGGATGCAAGGGCATCCAGATCAAAGGCAAAAACTTCAGCGGAACATACTAATGATTAATCTTGTGATCTCACTGGGCGAAATGCCTGTTGATAAGATGAATGAAAGCGGTGAGGGAAAAGCATGTCCTCCTGCTACGCAAGACATTGATCTTAATCTTAAAAACAGAAAGAAAGCGATTGACGAATACGACTACGGCCCACTTAACCCAGCGTTAGATGGTAGCGGTCAAAACGATGATTTCTGGATGACGATTGCTGATGAGTTCAACACAGATGTTGAAGCGGCACTTGAGAGCCGTTGTGGGAACTGTGCGGCTTTTAACATGAAATCCAGCATTCAGGATTGTATTGCTGAAGGAATTGGCGACGACGGCGCAGATCCATATGACGCGATTGAAGCAGGTGATATTGGGTACTGCCAGTTCTTAAAATTTAAATGCGCGTCTCAGCGTGTGTGCACAGCTTGGGTCTCAGGCGGCCCGATCACAGACGAAGACGATGGCTCGGAGCATGATATTTTATAATGGATGTTGTTCAATTTGCTCAAGCATTGTATAAAGTCATGCGAGAGCGCGAGGAAGACTTGTGCAATCAATTGGCAAACGGTACGGCTCAAAACTACGAGCAGTATCGCAGTATGGTAGGGGAGCTTCAGGGCGTTGCCTTTGCCATAACAGAAATGAAAGCCCTGCTGGAGAAGAGTGAAGACGATGTCGAAGACCTCCTTATTAGTTCCGGAGCACGTCGCAGCTAGTTTATCTGAAGAAGAAAAGACTGCGCCCGCAACGGACGAGAGCAAAAACGAATCGCTTGAAAAAGCATATATCGAAGAATCCGAACGGGTTCTTGATCCATCCCTAGTTAGCAAATCCCTCAAAGAAAGACTGCCAGAACCAACTGGTTGGCGAATTCTTGTGATGCCCTTCCAAGGCAAAAAGCAAACTGGCGGCGGAATCCTTCTGCCTGATGAAGTCGTGCAAAGAGAATCTGTTGCCACGGTTGTCGCTTATGTCTTAAAAATCGGACCGCTTGCATACAAAGACCCAAGCAAGTTTGGTGAAGAATGTGCACCTTGGTGCGAAGAAGGACAATGGGTTTGCATTGGCCGATACGCCGGTTCCCGCTTCAAGATTGAAGGCGGAGAAATCCGGATCATTAATGACGATGAAGTCATTGCCACGATTCTAGAGCCTGGAGATGTGATGAATGTCTGATCAAGAGAAAAATGAAGTAGAAGAGGTAGAAGTTGATGTTCCTGAGCAGGAAAGCACCGACCAAGGTGAAACTTCTGAAGCAGAAAGTAGACAGCCGGTTGAAGCAGATTCATCAGAATCTGGATCGGATGCCCCCGAACAAGAAGACGAGCTTGAGAGCTACAGCAAGAATGTCCAAAAGCGGATTAAAAAGCTGACAGAAAAGTATCGTCAAGAGGAACGCGACAGAGAAGAAGCTGTACGTCTTGCACAAAAACTGCGCGAAGAAAACGAGCAGTTAAAAACAAACATGCAAAACTCCCAGCAGGGTTACCTGAATGAGTACGGGCAGCGTTTAGAGAATCAACAAAATCTTGCCAAGCAAGCATACCGTGACGCACACGACCGTGGCGACGTGGATAAAATGTTTGAAGCGCAAGAAATGCTGTCGAAGATTTCGATTGAGCAAGAGCGTTATCGTCTTGCTAAACAACAGCAGGAACGAGTGCAGGTACAAAAAGAGCCTGAACCTCAATCCGCACCGACGCAACAGCCTGCGCAACAACAGCAACAAGCACAGGCAGAACCTGACCCACGGGCACAGGACTGGGCAAGCAAGAACGAGTGGTTCGGTCAGGACGAAGTCATGACATATGCCGCTTTTGGAATTCATCGTAAACTTGTTGAAGAAGAGGGATTTGATCCAACCTCAGATGAGTACTACAATGAAATCGACCGAAGAATGGCTACGGAGTTTCCGCACAAGTTCTCTGGTCAAAAATCCGGGAGAAGTGGACAGGTCGCATCTGCTGACACTTCAGCATCTCGTAAAAAACAATCAGGGCGCAGGAAAGTCAAGCTTAGTCCGTCTCAGGTGGCAATCGCCAACAAGCTTGGTGTCCCGCTTGAAGAATACGCAAAATACGTTAAGGACTGAGGAGACTGACAATGACAGAATCAAATACACGCACACCACGCGCAGCTAAGAATCGCTCAACTGAAGAGCGCAGAAAACCGTGGGCACCACCAAGTCGGTTGGATGCACCACCTGCCCCAGAGGGCTATGTACATCGTTGGATTCGGACATCGATCCGCAATGAAGAAGACACGATGAACGTCCACACGCGTTTGCGTGAAGGATGGGAACCGGTCAAAGCGGAAGAGTATCCAGACTTCGATTACCCAGTTCTTGATGAGGGTAAGCACGCAGGAGTAATAGGTCAGGGAGGCTTAATGCTTTGCCGGATTCCTGCGGAAACAGCACACGAAAGATCCGAGTACTACGGGATCCGGACCCGCGAACAAATGACTGCTGTTGACCAAGACATGATGAAAGAGCAACACCCTTCAATGCCGATGCATAGCGACAGGCAGAGTCGGGTTAGTTTTGGTGGTCGCAAAAGCGACAATTGATAGTTTTTAAAGAGGTAAAAACTCATGGCTAACATTAATGGAGCATTCGGACTTCGTCCGCATGGCGTGCTGGGTTCAGCAACAAACTCCACTGGTGTCACTGAGTATCGTATTGCTTCGGACAACACTAACAAGATTTATAAGGGTATGGCAGTTATCCCTACAGCAGCTGGCGTGATCGATGATCTGCAAGCAGCCACGGGCGGTACCGTATCTATCTTGGGTGTGTTTAATGGATGCGAATTCGTAAGCTCAACCACTGGTGAAGTCGTATTTTCAAACAACTGGCCAGGTTCTGGCGCGGATTCAAACTTCCCCGTCAAGGCCTTTGTCTACGACAACCCTAATCAGCTGTTTACTATTGCTACGTCTAACGTAGTGGCAGGTGCCGATACTGAAGCAGAAGTTCGCGCAGCGGTCTTCGCAAATATTCAGTTGGCAGACGGCAACTCAGGGGACGACACAACAGGTATTTCTTCTGCAACGGCAGACCTCAACACAATTAATACTACTGCGGCATTCCCGCTTCGTATTGTTGGTGTTTTGGATGACGTAGAAAACAGTGATTTCACTGAAGCAGGTATTCCATTGATCGTCCGTATTAACAACCACTTCAATGCTCCGAACGGTTCTATCGTTCAGGGCAGTGTTAGTACAACTGGCGTATAAGGGGGCTTAACGATGGCTATTTCTCGCGCTCAACTAGCGAAAGAACTGGAGCCGGGACTCAATGCCCTCTTCGGCATGGAGTACTCTCGGTACGAAAACCAACACGCTGAGATCTTCACTACTGAAACTTCTGACCGTGCGTTTGA